CCGGCCTGGCGCTGTCGCGTCCGCTGCTCGAGGCGCACGCCGCCGAAGTCGTTCAGGACCACCGTCGACATGGGCTCAGCGTACCGCGTCGCCGTGGTCGTCTCGATACTGACCAGATCGGCAGACTGCCAAAAGAAACAGAGTTGCGATAACCGAAGCGGCAAATTCTACTGGCACCGTGGCCGAGTGGACCCCGATCGCCGGAACGTCGCGCATGCTGTGCCGAGCGCACGGCGTGGAGTTCGCGATGCCGTTCGGCTGCCCGGAGTGTACGCCGGCCCTGGCCAAGCTCCGCGAGGACGACGCCGGCGACCATGACGTCCGGTCGGCGACGACCGAGGGCCTGCCGACGCTCCGTGATCACGAGCGGTGGATGCTCGAGCTAGCGACCGAGGCGCGTCGCTGTGCCGCGACATCGCAGCGCGAGGATCCAAAGGCGTCGGCTGGACCGGCCTACCTGCGCGTGTCCCTGTCGGCGCGGATCGAGGCCGCGAAGATGGCCGACAACCGCGAGCGCCGCGCGTGGGCCCTCGAGATCGAGCGCGCTCGCGCCAAGAGCGGATCGCGCGCTGCGACGATCACGGCGCCGTCGAAGCCGCACACGCGGATCGGCGACGCGTCGGCCCGCGAAAGGAATCATTGAGGTGCGAGGTCGTGTCGCGATCATCGCCCTCGCCGCGCTCTGCCTGGCGTCGCTCCTCGTCGGCATCGCCACGATTGGCGTCGCCGTGAAGACCGAGGCGTGGAAGGAGCGCGCGATCCTGCGCGACGTCGAGAAGAGCCTCGACGAGACGACTCGCTACCTCGACATGGGCGTCGTCCTTCGGGTGATCGTCCGCGACGAGACCAACGGCGAGCCGCTGGTCGCCGGCGTGCCCCCGGTCCGCGTGGTCCGCGAGCACCGCTTGGGCGGCATGGTCGACTTGTGGGGCGAGTACACCGACGGCCGCCCTTCATGGTGCGGGCCGAGTGCGTCGCCCGTCGTGTGGCTGTGCTCCGAGGCCCAGGAGCCGATGATCCTCCACGCCGACGACGCGCCGCTGTGGCAGCTCGTGCAGGGCTCCGAGGGCAGCGGCAAGACCTACGCGCTCGCCATGTGGTGCGGCCTGCGCGTCCTTGAGCACGTCGGCCACGACCGCGAGATCGGGATCACGGCGCCGGTCACCAAGCGCATGCGCCATGTCCAGAACGCGATCCGCAAGACGTGGCCCGCGCACTGGTACCGGTGGCGCGAGGTGCTTCACCAGTACCAGTTCCGCGCGGGCCCGACGGTGCAACTGGTCTCGGCGCACACGTCGCGTTCCGACGAAGGCTCGCCGATCCAGGGCGCCAACTGGGTGGCTCACGGCGGCGACGAGTTGCAGGACCACTTCGACAAGGAAGACGACATCGTCATGCGCGGCCGGTCCGCGCCCGATGGCCGGTACAAGCGCCTGAACACGTCGACGGCGAAGGACTCGGCAGCCTGGCGCGACTTCCGCCGCGTCGTCGAGGGCTCGCCCGTGTGGCGCTTCGCGAAGATGCTCGGCACCGCGAACCCGCTCGTGTCGCCCGAGCACTGGGCTCGCCTTCGCGCCGGTGGCATGACGCAGCGCGAATGGGACCGCCGCGTCCTCGCCCTCGACGTTCCGCCCGAGAAACAACTCTATTACAACTGGCGACGCACCAACGACGACGGCACGCCGGCCAACCTGATGCCGATCCCGATCGGCGCCGTCGACGTGACCGCCGACGTCCTCGCGTCCTACGGGCGCCGCATCGGCGTTCTTGTCGGGCATGACCCCGGCACGCTGCAACACGTCTCGATGTTCTTGAAGGCGTACAAGTTGACGCCTCGCGATCGTCACTATCGGTGGTTCGTCGTCGACGAGGTGACCAGCCCGGAGTCGACGGTGCGAGCCCATGTCGCCGACGTGCTCAAGCGCCTCCAAGAGCACCACGGCTGCAACCTCACCGACTGGAAGGGGCGCCCGTCGGAGTCGTCGCCCGTCGCGCTCGTGCGCATCGACCCGCACACACAGACCGGCACGGAGCACCCGGGCCGCGACCTCTATACCGTGTGGCGGCAGTTCGGCTTGATCGCTCTCGCCGCCGCGTACCAGCCGGGCACGACGAAGCCGCAGACGATCAAGAAGGAGTCGCGCTTCGACCTGATGAACGTCTTGCTCTGCGACGACGTCGGCGGCGCCGAGCGGCGCTTGCTTGTCGCGTGCAACGACCGCGGAGCGCCCGCGGCCCCGCGCCTCGTCTCGGCTTTTGAGTCGTTGGAGCGCAACGAGGCCGGCGAGGGCGAGGCGGACGGCAAGGGCAAGGGCGATCTCTCGCACTGGCCCGCCGCGGTCGGCTACGCAGTATGGCAGGTGGAACGCCCGCGGATCGAGAACGCGGCACCGCGGGAGGCGCAGTCGTGACGGTTTCGATCCTCGAGTCGCTGACCATGCTTCCCGACGGCGGGCGCGGGATCGCGCTCGGCATGGATGAACTCGGCGCGTTTTTGCGTGACCGCCTCGGCCTTCTCTCCGAGGACGAAAAGCAGCGCAACGGGCGGCACGCGCTGCGAGACGAGATGTTCCGCGACGGCGGCGATCGGTACATGGCCGACGTCGTCTTGCCCGACGTCTTCGAGGATCCCGAGGTCTTGCGCAAGCGCCGCGCGGTGGTGCCGCACGCGAAGTTCTCGAACTGCCTCAAGCGGATCGTCGTCGAGATGTCGACGGTCTACGCCGAGCCTGCGCGCCGCACTGTCGGAGGCACCGACGAGAACCAAGCCCGCTACAGCGCCGCCGTCGAGGAGTTGAACCTCGACGAGCAGATGGGCGCGGTGAACGAACTCCTCAACCTCCACCGCGCGCTGTTCGTCGCTCCGCGCGTCAAGGTCGACGCCGAGGGCGCGGTGTCGCTGGCCCTCGACATCGCGACGCCGGCGACCACGCGCCTCGTCTGTCATCCGCTCGACCGCACGCAGGTCGTCGCGATCCTCGTGCGCGTTGACATGCCGATGGCCCGCAACCCGTTCACGCGGTCGCCAGCATGGCAGCTGTGGAGCGACCACGAACAGATGTACCTCGACGATCGGCTCAACCCGATCGACGGTACGCACGTCGCGCACGGCATCGGCTCCACACCGTGGGTGCCGCTGACCTACAGCCCGATCGCCATCCCCGGCTTCTGGCCCGGTCGCGACGGTGACGATCTGGTCGCGGCTCGGGTGACCGAGTGGTTGACCGACGTCCTGATGATCAAGGAAGCCAAGAGCAACAAGAAGGTCCCGGTGGTGTCCGGCGACACGTCGGCGATGGCCCGCAACCAGGCCGCTGACTCCGAGGTACCGATCAGCGCGCCCGAGGGTGTGTCAGTGACCACCGTCGACATGGGCACCGACCCGGCGCCGTTTATCGCGACCAGCAACCACGCCCTCGAGCGCACCGGCAACAACCACGGCCTGAGCATGGGCGCGCTCACCCACCAAGGTGTGCAGTCCGCCGAGGCGCGCGAGATCATGCTTGCCCCGGTCCGCGAGCGCCGCCGGAAGCAGATCAAGATCTTTCGCCGCTTCGAGCGCCGCTTGGCGGTCGTCTTGTCGCGCGTCCTCGCTCGCTACGCCCCGTCGATGGCGTTCGATCCAGTCGACTGGCGGATCGACTTCGGCGAGGCCGCGGTCCTGTTGTCGAAGCGCGACCGCCTCGACATCTTCGAGAGGGAGCGCCGCCTCGGCCTCACCAACACGATCCGTTTCAAGATGTCGGAGAACCCGGACATCGACGACGCGCAAGCGATGGCCGAGATGGTCGAGGACGTCGCGATCGAGACGATGCGCAACGAGCTGATGCGCCCGTTGCAGGCGATCGCCGGCTCCACCGGCGCCGAGATGCCCGACGCCGCATCCGGCGAGAGCGTGCCTATCTCGCCGCCGCCGGGCCCGCCCGACCTGTCGTGGGTCGAGGAGGTGGTCAATGCCGCTTAGCCCTGCCCAGCGCGAGCGCGTAGCGGCCGAGGCCAAGCGCCGCGGTGTCGACCCGGAGGCTGCGATCGCCGCGGCAGAGAAGGCCGCGCGCCCGCGCTCGTCGCCCGATGACTCCCCGTCCGCCGACGACGCGCCGCCGCCCGCGCCCGCGAGCGACGCCCCGGCGCGACCGATCGCCGATCGACTCCTGATCGGGTTCCTGCCCTTCATCCGCGTGCGCGAGCTGCGCGCGAACTGGCTCGGCCTCGACGAGCGGATCGCCGACGACGATCTGACCTGCGGCGAGTTCCAGGCCAAGTACGGCGGCAACGGTCAGCCGATGCCGGTCGCACCCATCGATTCGCCTCCCGGCGGCGCATAGCCGGGACTTCGGGGACGACGCCCGCAACCGGTCGGTCACGAGAGAGGACGCCTTCATGGACCCCGACGACACCGCAACGACGCCAAGCAACGCCCCGGCTGCCGACGCGCAGCAGCCACCGGTCGCGCCTGCGCCGACCTCGTACACCGAGGCCGACCTGGCCGCTGCCGTCAAGCGCGCAGAAGACGCAGCGTATGCCAAGGCCCGTCGCCTGTTCGCCGACAAGACCAAGGAGACCTCTCGCCCCGCCGAGCCACGCAACGACCAGCCGACCGCCCCACGCCAAGAGATGGACGTGGCCGCGCTTGTCAGGGCCGAGACCGCCAAGGTTCGCACCATCGAGCGCGCCTTGTCGGCCTTCGACCTGACCGACGCCGCCCGCTCCATCCTCGAGGCGGACTTGGACGCCGCGAACCCCGCCGACCCGTCGGCGTGGATCGCGCAGCGCGCCGAGGCGTTCGGGCTGCCCCGTCGAGGCTCGGTGCCGCAGAAGGCCGCGACCACCGCCACCAACAACGCATCACCGGCGCCGAACGCGCCACCCGCTCCGATGCCGGGCTCCCCGCCCGCCGCCCCTCGAGTCACCGGCGACACACCGCTACTCCAGATCATGCGCCGCGACCCTGCCGCACTGGCTGAGTTGCAGCGCAACCCCGCGGAGTACTCGCGCCGGCTGTTCGAGGAGATGCGCGGCACCCGGGTTGTCACGCGTCGGGGCTGAAAGACGAGACGATGGCCAACGAGACCACGACCGCGACCCTCGACGACATCACCCACGCGTCCCTGATCGGGCCGTTCCTGATCCGCGCGCTCTCCGAGAAGCCGGGGACCTACGTCCACGGCAAGGAGTTCGACCTCACGCGGGCCCACGCCTCGCCGGCGATCAAGATCCCGGCCGAGACCGCGTGGTGGGGCAGCGCCAACGACGACGGCGCCGGCGTCGACACCGAGTGGGACGCGACGCAGGGCACCGACCTCTCCAACACCGCGGTCAGCACCGGGGCCGGTGTCACCATCACCCCGGGCGAGTTCGGCGTCCTGATCGAGCTGGCCGACAACGTCGGCGAGGACTCGGTCAGCGCGATCGACGTCTTCAACTGGATCCAGGAGCGCATGCTTCACGTGATCAGCCTGGCGATCACGGACGACTTCATCGCGCTCTACGCCAGCCTCTCGAGTACCGTCGGCACGTCGGGCTCTGACCTCACCGTCGCGCAGCTCATCGCCGCGCAGCAGGGGCTCCGCACCCGCGGTGTCGACGCCGACGCGCTGGTCTACGTCCTCGACAACCAGCAGGTGAGCGACGTCGAGTCCGCGCTCTCGGCGGCGTCCACCTCGGTCGCGACCTTCGCGCTCTCGGCGGACCGCCTGATCAACTACGCGCCGACCGCCGACAACGGCATGGGATCGACGCGCCAGGTGATGACCTTCCGCGGGATCCCGGTCTACGCGACCGGCCTGACCGACACCGCCAACACCGCGGCCGACGTCGTGGGTGCCTGCTACGCGCCGTCGACGGCGTACAACGACACGAGCGGCGCGACCACGTTCGCGAGCGTGTGGAAGCGCATGCCGCGGATCGAGCTGGACCGCAACGCCGAGGGCCGCGCCACCAAGATGGTCATGACCGCGCGGTGGGGCGGCGGCGAGATGCAGGACGGCGCCGGCACCGCGATCATCACCGACGCCTGA